AGTCTGCATTTAACTATGCTGAGTGCAGCACAGCAGAGCGCCTCAAGGTGGGTTGTGTCATCGTCAAGGATGACCGCATCATATCCATAGGGTATAACGGTATGCCCTCTGGGTGGACCAACATATGCGAAGATGGGGACTTCGTTACCAAACCAGAAGTTCTACATGCAGAAGAGAACGCAATAACTAAGCTCGCAAGGAGTACTGAGTCAGGTGAGGGTGCGATAGCATTTATTACACATGTCCCTTGCCTTTCTTGTGCAAAGCTGTTATACTCATCAGGTATAATAGGGGTGTATTACACGCACCCGTATAGAAATACTGAGGGATTGGATTTCCTCAAAAAATGTAAAATGGGGATTGACAAACTTGTTTGATTCCTGTATACTGTGTAATACTGAGAAAACAACGAAAGAATATATTATGACTATGACACAGCGTGACGAGAACTTCAAGGGTGGTATTCAAAAGGGTACTGTTGCTACTGATACCGTTGCCAAGAAACTGGATATCCAGTGCAAGACCCTCAAAGAAACGATTGAGGTAGAAGGTCTGACAATGCAGAAGAAGATTCGTCAGGATCAGATTCCCACCGGGATTGGTGCTTGTGAACCTGATGGTGGTGCTTGGTTCAAGGATGGCAAACTGGTTGCAGTATTTGAGGGTAAGAAACAGGGTAAGAAAGGTAATGCTATTGAACGCTGGTTCAAGAATAACTTTGTCTGTCGTGCTATCAATCCTGATGTATGTTATGTGACTTTCTGTGTGGGTGAAGGTGCTGGTGATGGAGAGGTCATACAGAAGACGTTGAATATCGCACACATGGCTGGGATAAATAAGTTCAATCCAAATGGCAACACTGTGTTTTTCGCTGTAGACGGGTTCAACAATGAGTTTATCGCTGGTGTGATGAAAGATGTATTGGAGTACTGTGCAGAGAATGACTAAACCACTATTCATGTGGGCGGGTGGTAAGAACAAGATGCTCAAGCATTATAAACCACTTATGCCCTCATCTGTCAAGTCATACTGCGAACCATTCTTTGGTGGCGGTGCGATGTTTGTATATGTTATGAACACATATGCACCAAAGTATGCTCGTATCAATGATATCAATCCAGACATTGTGAGAATCTATACCTCAATTAAAACTGATCTTGTCGATTTTACTCGCCGTCTGGATGCATTGGAATCAATCTATATTCCAATGTCAAAGGAAGACCGTAAAAAGTATTACTACGAGGTGCGTTATGAACATGCGTATGACTATGAGACATGGAGTCCAGCGTATGAGGCAGCAACACTGTATTTCCTTATGAAGACAGGGTTCAATGGTATATTCCAGATCAACCAAAACACCAATGGACGGTATGGTACACCATCTGGACTACTAAATCAAAAGGATAAGGTGTATGACCGTGATGTATTGCAATGGTGGCACACTGCCTTACAGAAAACAGACATTCATTGTGGTGATTGGACAGATGCAGTAGAGAACTGCCCGAAGGATACGTTCTTCTTCTTTGATCCACCCTATCGTGAATCCTTTGCAGACTATGGCAATGGATTTGGTGACAAGCAGTTGACTGATTTGATATCATTCTGTGATCAACAATCATCTGTTATGATGAGTAATCGGGATGATGAGGATTGGTTTGCAAAACAGAATCACACACTGAACAGTGCCAACTTCGACATATTCTATACGGCGGGTAGACGAAAGAAGACTGACGAAGGATATGACGCAAAGAAGGCAAGAGAAATCCTGTTGTACAGGACAACAACAGGATTGGAAGAATTTATACATAAGTGATAACGCCATGTATAATGAATCGGCAATACTGCCGATGACGTTGTTAAAACCTTAAACGTGGTAAAGCAACGCAAAATAACTGAAAGAGGAAGACTATGACTACACTAACACAAAACTATGAGTTTGATAACTCCCTTGTTCCCCTAACCACATTGGCAAACAGTCTGGGTGTCATAAAGAATCGTCATGATTTTGACGAGACAGATTACATCCCCACCACACTGCATAAGTGTAAAGATTTGAGGATTTGCAGAGATTATCAGCGTTTGATCAACGTAGGATTTATTAAGAAGGCAAAATTCTTTGATCCAACTATGATCAGTCCAATGATTACCTATCGCCGTCCAGATGGGACAATGGTAATCGTTGATGGTCAGCACGAAGGATGCATTGCGGTAATCTATACTCAAGATGCTGGTGATACAAGATTTCCCTGCATGGTGTTTGATCACCCCAAAGACTTCACTCTGAAGCAGTGCATAGAAGCAGAGGCATCACATTTTAGGTCACGCCAGAAACTTCGCACGAATCTTGGTGCAGTTGAGTCCCTTCGTGCTGGCATTGCAGCTGGAGATACGGACGCTTTGGATAAGGAAGAGATACTCAAATCTCTGCGTGTTTGCATTGAGAACATTGGTGACATAGACGGTAACTCTGTTTATGGACTTGCGAAGTTGTTTGAAGCACATAAAACATGTGGTTTCTCTGCTTGTGAAGAAGCAATCGAAGTGTATGACAATTTCCGTATTAACGCCGCATATCCCAAGTGGAATATCAGGGAAGATATGAAAGGAGCATTGATTCTTGGTCTGGCAAAGGTTATCTGGTTTAGGGATAACTACCTTGGTTCTGGGGAAAAGACCAACGCTCTTGACACATATATTACCTCATATTTGGGAAAGAAGAAACCAGAAGACTTGCAGCATAAGACTGCTGGTGTTGCCCAAGGGGTTCTTATCGCAAGACGCATCATTGACGCTTGTAACACTATGATTGAAGCGGGTGTTATTGGCAAGTCAAATGGTGATGAACTGGCAGTTACAATTGGACCAGATTTGCTAGAAAATGCAGGAATGCGTGATCCCAGCGCAATGAGAGATTAAACATTAAGACAACGGTGTGGTGGGGGTTCACGCCCCCACTATATCATTATAGGAAAATAAATGCAAACAATTGAACGGACAACCCTATCAGAGCTAGTAGGTAATGAGCAGTATGCACGAAAGGTGCTCCCCTTTATACGAGGGGAGTATTTTGGTGACCGCACTGAGCGTATTGTATTTGAAGAGATACAGAAGTTTGTAGAGAAGTACAATGCGCTACCAACCAAGTCAACGCTTGAGATAGAGATTGACACAAGACGGGACTTGAACGAGAGCGACATCAAACGTGTATTAGATGTAGTTAAAGAACTAGAAAACGACAAAGATGTGAACTTTGATTGGTTAGTGGACACCACAGAGAAATTTTGTAAGGATAAGGCGGTATATAATGCAATTGTTGAGGGAATTCAAATCATTGATGGAAAGGATAAAGAACGAGGCCCTGATGCAATTCCATCAATACTCACAGACGCCTTGGCCGTCGGTTTTGATAATAGTGTTGGCCATGATTATCTACTGGATGCAGATGCCCGATATGAGTACTACCACACAGTAGAAGAGAAGATTCCGTTTGATCTTGACTTCTTCAATCGTATCACCAAAGGTGGACTACCACCTAAGACGTTGAACATCGCTCTTGCGGGTACTGGTGTTGGTAAGTCGCTGTTCATGTGTCATGTGGCAGCAAACTGTATGAACCAAGGCAAGAACGTGCTGTACATCACACTAGAGATGGCGGAAGAACGTATTGCTGAACGGATAGATGCAAACCTCATGAACGTGACTATGGAAGACTTGCACAGTCTACCCAAGAAGATGTATGACAGCAAGATCAATAAGATCATCAAGGAGACTAATGGTCAGCTGGTGATCAAGGAATACCCCACTGCATCCGCACATTCCGCACATTTTCGTGGGTTGATCAAAGAGCTTGCAATCAAGAGGAGCTTCAAGCCAGATATCATCTTTATAGATTATCTGAATATATGTGCGTCATCACGATTCAAGGGTGCTGCTAATGTCAACTCTTATATGTACATCAAATCGATTGCTGAAGAGCTTAGAGGTCTTGCAGTAGAGACAAATGTACCGATTATGAGTGCAACACAGACGACTCGATCAGGGTTCAGTAATTCCGATGTGGGACTTGAGGATACCAGTGAGAGCTTCGGTCTACCTGCTACGGCTGACCTCATGTTTGCGCTCATCTCTAATGAGGAGCTTGATGCAGTAAACCAGATCGCAGTAAAGCAGCTGAAGAATAGATATAATGATGTTAATGTTAATAAACGATTTGTCATAGGAATTGACCGTGCAAAAATGCGCCTCATGGATTTAGATGAGAGTGAGCAGAAGGGCCTATCAGATTCTAATCAGACAGAAGAGGTGGATGATTTTGACACACCCACATTTGACAAGACAGAGTTTGGTGAAGGATGGCAAGTATGACTTATGACTTACAGAGGATGATTAGATTATGAAGATTAATATTACAAAATGGTATAAAAAAGACGAATCAACAGGCGAAGGTATGGTAAAAATCCCTCAAGAAGAGGTAGATATCATACTTGAAAAGCAAGGCTGGGATAACAATACACGCCTTGAAATAGTGCCGTTTGGAAAGAATTGGTATCTACAGAAGGTAGAGGAACAGACGGTAGAAAAAGCATGAAAAAAATTAATGAGGACCAATATGCATTTATTACAAAGGATGGGTATAACCACCCCGCTGTGGTGATGCTAGAGGGTGAATATAAGGACGTTGCGTGGGGATACACTTCTGTAAAGTTTCCAGAGGTAGATGAGCTGAGAGATAGATTATCAATGAGATTTGAATTTGAGATACTAGACAATGCAGGTAGAGAATGGGATGAATTCAAGAACGATAAATTTGTAAAGCTTATGGGTGATATCCTCTCTGATCAAATCGATGAGCAGTTGAAATCAGGTACGCTAAAGTTCAACGAAACAGATGACCAAAATGGTTGACTGCGATTTTTGTAGTAAGCCAACACCTATTTCATACAGCATCAAATTCTTTATTGACAAGAACAAACAACTCACACTTGGCGGGTCTGATCATGATTACCCCCTATGCCAGTCATGCTGGGATAATATTGCTGATCACGCACTAGGATATTCTGATATATTACACAAAGAGCGCAAATATATTAAACAATTGCAAAAATAATTACATAAATACTTTCGTACAGCGTTTGGATAAGGATGGTCATCACATGGCACATACCGACAATGACGA